CTCCTATACAACCTGGAGAGTTTAGAGATGTTGATGCTCCTGGTGGATCATTACGGGAATCTATCCAACCATTACCTTTCAAAGAGCCTAGTGGTACTCTATTAAATCTATTAGGTATATTAGTAGATGGCGGTAAAAAGTTTGCATCTATTGCTGAAATTAACACAGGCAAAGGCAATCCCAATGCCCCAGTAGGCACTACATTAGCGTTGCTTGAAAGATCTACTAAAGTTCTATCTGCTATACACAAAAGACTGCACAACTCGCAGAAAAAAGAATTTAGGTTATTAGCTCAAGTATTTAAAGAATACCTACCACCAGAATACCCATACGCTATTGCTGGTGGCAACGCACAAATTAAATTACAAGACTTTGATGATAGAATTGATATATTTCCTATATCAAATCCAGACATATTCAGTCAATCACAACGTATTGCGATGGCACAAGAGATGATGGCATTGGTTCAGTCAAACCCTGAAGTGCATGGTCCTAATGGTGTCTATGAATCTTACAAAAGAATGTATGCAGCAATAGGTGTAGATAACATTGAAAAAATACTTACACCACCACCACCAACAGATCCTAGTCCATTAGAGGCTGGTTTTGAAAATAATAAACTTTTACTAGGACAACAAGCACAAGCTTTTGCCCAACAAAATCATGATGCGCATATTGCGACACATATGGCGTTATTACAAACACCTCCAGTTCAAATGAACGCACAAGTGCAAGCTTTAATACATTCACACATTATGCAACATTTACAAATGAAAGCAGATGCATTAGCAGAACAACAGATGCCACCAGAAGCTATGCAACAGTTTCAACAATTACAGCAACAAGCACAGCAGGTCAATCCAGCAGAAGCACAACAATTAGTTCAGCAAGCTGGTGATATATTGGCACAGTTCTCAGCACCAATCATGGCACAGCTTATAACAGAGTTTAGTCAAAACGTTGCTGATCCAAGTGATGAAGATCCGCTTGTATCAATTAGAAAACAAGAACTCGCACTCAAAGGTCAAGAGTTATCAATGGAACAACAACAGTTTTTACAAGAAGAAAAACGTAAAGCGATGGATGCACAAAGAAGAATTAATGTCGACAAAGATAGAATAGAATCCATGGAAGATATAGCAGAATTACGTGATGAAACTGCAAGAGCCAGGCTAGAACAACAAGCACGTTTCAAAATGTTAGAGATGCAAAACAAAAATTAATACTTGCAAATTTAAAAATCATTCAACATAATAAAGCACATGATAAAAAGAACAGACATAAGTCAACAGAAAACACCCAAAGTACACAATAATAAAAATAGCTATAGCAATAAAGGCAGCGTGTCTTTAAAAACTAAAGCTGGTACTTTTTCTAAAAACACAAAACCTCAGCCTGGCATGGGTAAAGGTAAGTGTAGAGGAATGGGGGCTGCCGAGTTTGGTGGCAAGTTTTCAGGCATTTATTAATGTCATCAGTTTGGCTTGCTGAAAAGTTTTTAAAAGAACTTGAAGGCAGAAGAGAAGATACTAAGGACGCTATGTTGTCTGGATGTAAAGACTTCTCTCAATATGAATATCTGCGGGGCCGTTACAGTTCTCTAGCCGATGCAGAAAATATATTTAGAGAACTGCTAGGAAAAATACAACAAGATGAGCAAGATACAAGTCCCTGATCATGTAGCTAAGTCCATAGAAGCTGACTTAAAAAAAGAAAAAGAAACAATCGAAACACCAACAGAAGATGGTGGTCCACAATCCAAAGATCAAAACCCTGCGTACGTTAGAGAGTCTGCACGGGTTTTAGACCCAACTTTATTAGAAAAATCTTTTTTAGACCGTATGCCACAACCTACAGGTTGGAGGATGTTAATACTTCCTTATGCTGGTAAAGCGGTAACAGATGGCGGAATACACTTAGTACAATCAACGGTAGATAGAGAGTCTTTAGCTACTGTAGTTGGATATGTTGTAAAAATGGGTCCTGATTGCTACAAAGACGCAAGTAAATTTGCAAAACCATGGTGTCAGGAAAAACAATGGGTATTAATTGGAAGATATGCTGGTGCTCGCTTTAGACTTGGAGATGAATCTGAATGTAGAATCATTAACGATGATGAAGTCATAGCAACAATATTAGATCCTGATGATATTCTTGCAGTATAAGGAGAAAAAATGGCTGAAGAAAACGCAAAAGTAGTAGAAGAAACAGAAGTTGAAGAAGGAGAAATTGTTGAACTTGAACCTGTAGAGGAAGAAAAACCTAAAACAGAGATTCCTATGGAATCTGAAGACAAAGAAGCAGATGCACAAATAAAAGATGTTTCTCAAGAGCCAGAAGCAAAGCAAGAGGATGAATTAGAAGATTACTCAAAAAGTGTACAAAAAAGAATAAACAATCTCACAAGAAAACTACGAGAGGCAGAAAGAGGACAAGAATCTGCTTATGAGTATGCTAAAAGGACAGCGGCTGAGAACCAGCAACTAAAAGCAAAAACATCTAATTTAGATAGATCTTATCTAATGGAAGCTGAAAACAGGTTAAAATCACAAAAACAACAGGCAACAACTGCACTTAAATCAGCGCATGAAGTGCAAGACTACGATAAAGTAGCAAAAGCACAAGAAGTATTGGCAAAGATAGCTGTAGAAGAGGCAAAGGTAAATGCATCTAAAGTAGCACTTGAACAAGAACCACCATTACAACAAGCACAACCAACACAAATACAACAAAATGTGCAACAACCAGCTCAAGCTTATCAAGCACCACCAAAACTTGATGAAAAACAAGAAAAATGGGTAGAAAACAATGCTTGGTTTGGCGAAGATGAAATTATGACTTTGGCAGCTTTCTCAATAGATCAAAAGTTAGTGCAAGAGGGTTTTGACCCAAAAACAGATGAATACTACAATGAAGTAGATACAAGGTTGAGAAAAGAATTTCCACACAAGTTTGAAGAGCCTTCTAACCAATCGAAGCCTCAACAAAAGGTGGCTTCCGCAGGCAGAGTAGCTGGTAATACTAGCTCAAAAAGACAAGTTAAGTTGTCGCCAGCAGAAGTTCAAATGGCAAAAAGATTAAACGTACCCTTAACAGAGTACGCAAAATATGTTAAAAGGTAATAGTTATGACAGAAAAAGATAACAAAGATTTAAACAGAACACCACGTTCTGCCGACACACGAGCTAAAAAAGAAGCTCGCAAACCATGGAGCCCACCATCTATGTTGGATACTCCTCCTGCACCTGAAGGTTATACTTACAGGTGGATTAGAGCCGAAAACTTAGGTCAAGAAGATCGTAAGAATATAACTGCAAGATTAAGCGAAGGTTTCGACCTAGTAAGATCTGAAGAGTTAGATAGTTCTTTTAGAGATCGATATGATTCTATACAACAAGGCCAACACGCAGGAGTGGTAGCACGAGGTGGTTTGCTATTGGCTAAGATTCCTAATGAAACACGTGAAGAGAGAAACTCCTATTTCGCAAAACGTGCACAAACTCAGCAAGATGCTGTAGATAACGACATGATGAAGGAATCAGATCCAAGTTCTCCGATGCTTTCGCCTCAGAGATCAAGCAAAGTAACTTTTGGCGGTGGTCAACGAAGTTGATCGCTTAACTTAAAATAACAAATATAAGGTGACTTATTATGGCTAACAAAAATGCCCCATTTGGAGCAAGAGTTGTAGGTAAATTAGGTTCTGCTCCACAAGTAAATGGAACAACAGAATACGCAATTGCCTCTGGTGCTTCTGGGAATATTTTTTCTGGCGATTTAGTAAAAATGACCAACGCAGGTACTATTTTAGTTTCTGCTGCTGGTGATGAGTCTATTGGTGTATTTAGAGGTTGTACTTTTACAAACTCTTCAGGTGATACTGTTTTCAGTTCACACTACCCTGATGGCACTGTATCGTCCGATATTAAAGCATTTGTAATAGATGACCCTGATGCTGTATTTGAAATTCAAAGTGCAGGTTCTCCAGCTCAAACTGATGTCGGTTTGAACGCAGATATTTCTTACACTTCTGGCTCTGTGAAAACAGGTATGTCAGCAGTAGAACTATCTGGAACAACAGCAGCCACAACTGCTACGTTTAGAATCATGGGCTTTTCAAGCGACCCAGATAACAGTACAACAGGTTCAGCTAATGTAAATGTGATTGTTAAATTTAATGAGCATTTCTATGTCGATCCAACAGGAGTATAAATAATGGCAATTAATAGAGCGCAATTAGCGAAAGAATTAGAGCCAGGTTTGAACGCCTTGTTCGGTATGGAATACTCAAGATACGAATCTCAACATTTAGAGATTTTCGATACTGAAACTTCTGATAGAGCATTTGAAGAAGAGACACTTATCGTAGGATTTGGTAATGCAGAGGTAAAAGCTGAAGGAAGCGGTGTCAGATTTGATACAGCTAACGAAGGTTATACATCTCGTTACACCCACGAAACTGTGGCTCTTGCTTTTGCTTTAACTGAAGAAGCAGTTGAAGATAATCTGTATGACAGACTCGGAGCAAGATATACCAAAGCCTTGGCAAGATCTATGGCTAATACAAAGCAAATCAAAGCAGCTTCAGTACTAAACAATGCGTTTAGTGTAACAGGTGGCGATGGTAAAACTTTGATAGCAACAGATCATCCCCTAGGTGGAGGTGGTTCACTAGCAAATAGAGCTACCACTATGGCGGATCTAAATGAAACTTCACTTGAAGATGCATTAATTAATATCTCTACATTTACCGATGATAAAGGTCTTAATATCGCATTAAAAGGTATGAAGCTCATTGTTCCACCACAATTAGTGTTTGTTGCTGACAGATTACTACAAACTCCTGGAAGAGTTGGTACATCTGACAATGACATCAATGCTATTAGAAATACTGGTATGCTACCTGATGGTTATGTTGTAAATAATTATCTAACAGATACAGATGCTTTCTTCTTGAAAACAGACTGTCCTGATGGATTTAAGTATTTTGAAAGATCTCCAATGACAACTTCATTGGAAGGTGATTTCGATACTGGCAACATGAGATATAAGGCTAGAGAGCGTTATAGCTTTGGATATTCAAACTTTAGAGCCGTTTTCGGTTCTCAAGGAGCTTAAGGAACGATTTATTGTAGCGTTTCTCACTCAACTACAATTCTTAAGGGAGCTTCGGCTCCCTTTCTTTTTTCTAAAATAAAGTATATGATTTAATTCTAGGGTTTATTAACTTGTTCTACAGACTGACCTAGCAGACAAGCCAAGACGGTAGAACTTATTTCCCAGGAGGAAATTATGGCAAAATCAACATTCTCTGGACCTATCCAGTCACTAGCTGGATTTATTTCAGCAGGTAATGCTAACGTAGTTAGTTTAACCGCAGATACCACACTTACGGTAGATTCACACGCAGGTAAAGTTCTTACTTGTAATGATGCTGACGGTAAGTTCACATTACCAAGCATTGTAGCTACCACACCAGGTGCAAATGATGATCCTAACCAAACTAATAATTTAGGTGCTAGTTTTACTTTTGTAATTGAAACAGCAGCTACAGACTTAGATATTAAAACTGACGGAACAGATAAATTCGTTGGTGGACTATATATGGGTAAAAGCGATGCAGCAGGTAAAACATTCTTTTCAGGTGCTAGTAATGATGTTATTACTTTAAACGGCACTACTAAAGGTGGCATAGTTGGTACTATTATTAAAGTAACTGCTATAGGTGCAGCTAAGTACGCAGTAGAAGGTATAAACCTTGCTTCTGGTACTGTGGTAACACCATTTGCTGACGCGTAAGGAGTAAACAATGGCAGATACAGTAACCTCACAAACTATCCAAGATACAGATAGAGTAGCGATATTAAAGTTTACTAATGAATCTGACGGTTCTGGAGAGGCTTCAGTAAAAAAAGTTGATGTTTCTGCATTAGAGGCAAATAGTGCAGGAGAATCTTGTACTAGCGTATCAATAGCACGTATTTACTGGGCAACTAGAGGTATGGGTGTTGATATTGAGTTTGATGCTACAACTAATGTCTTAGCTATTCCGTTACCAGCAGATAGCACAGGTGACGAATACTATGACGATAGATTTAGCGGCATACCAAATAATGCAGGATCAGGCGTAACTGGTGACATTGACTTTACAACTGTAGGTCACTCAAGTGGTGATGCTTATTCCATTATTTTAGTTTTGAACAAAAACTATTAATGAATGGCTACCAGAAAATCAGCTAAACCTATACGTAGAACTACAGGCAAAGGCGGAAATTACCGCCCCACTAAAAAAGGGGCGGGAATGACCAAGAAAGGCGTAAAAGCTTATAGAAAAGCAAATCCAGGTAGTAAGTTAAAAACTGCTGTTACTGGAAAAGTTAAAAAAGGTAGCAAGGCTGCAAAAAGACGTAAGTCTTACTGTGCAAGATCGCTTGGGCAACTTAAAAAAAGCTCTGCTAAAACAAGAAACAACCCTAATTCAAGAATTAGACAAGCAAGAAGAAGATGGAAGTGTTAAATGAGTAAAGCAAAAATAAAAAAAGTAGTAAAAGGTTTAAAAAAAGCAAGTAAACTACACGCTGGGCAAGCAAAAACCCTTGAATCAATTAAAATGAAAAAAGGCGGCAAAGTTAAAAGCGGCGGTAAAATATGTCCAGAAGGAAAAGCTTGGGCTAAAAGAACCTTTGATACATATCCCTCAGCATATGCAAATATGGCTGCATCAAAGTACTGTAAAGATCCAAACTATGCAAAAGGCAGCAAAAGAAAGAAAAAAGCTGCAGGTGGATTTGTTTCTGTAAGAGGTCAAGGCATAGTAATGAAAGAAAGACTAAGATAATGGGTCAATTAGCTGAATGGAGAAAACAAAATTGGGTGCGTATTGGAACAGATGGTTCTATAAAAGGACCTTGTGGCACAAGCAAGGATAAAAAAAACCCAGATCGTTGTTTACCAGCTGCTAAAGCCAGAAGTTTATCAAAATCAGAAAGAGCTACTACAGCAAAAAAAAAGAAAAAAGCTGGAGCTAAAGGAAAAACAGTAGTTGCAAACACAAAAAAAGCAAGAGTATCAATGAGTCGTGGAGGATCTATGGTAACAAATAAAAATAAAGCTGATCTTAACAAAGACGGTAAATTATCTTCTTATGAAGAGAAAAGAGGCATGGCTATTGAAAGAGCTATGGCAAAACAAAACAGAGTGAAAAAGAAAAATGGTGGTTTTATAGCTAAAGGTTGTGGTAAAGTTATGAATAACCGTAGAAAAGTAACTACAATTAGTTAGGAGAATAAAATGTTTAAAAGAACTAAATATTATGCTACTGGTGGTTCTGTCAAAGGCAGTAAATATATGTCTAAAGGCGGTGCTATGAAAGGATCCAAGTACATGGCTAAAGGCGGTGCTATGAAAGGTTCTAAATACATGGCGAAAGGTGGAGCAATGAAAGGATCTAAGTACATGTCTAATGGCGGTGCTATGAAAAAGTCTAAGTATATGTCTAAAGGTGGCTCCATGAAAAAAAGTAAATATATGGCAAAGGGTGGAAAGGTTTAACTATAAATAACGGGGGTTATTTTGTCTTATTTAATATCAAACATCCCACAGTTTAAATGTTGGGTGCGTAAAGAATTTACAGCAAATCATCAAAACTATCATGGTGAGTATTTGCACGCTTTAGCGTTTGCAGTCAATACTATTCCTGATAGATCCTTATCTTTTCAAGTTGTTTTTACTGGTTGTGAGACAGATTTTGAGGGTTATCCTGACGAAAATGTACACGGAGGTGCTATGTGGGCACGTATGCCAATACAAGCATTAGTTGCTGATGTGCCATTACAAGACTGGCCACACCCAATGGAAGATCATTTAGCACAACCCTGGGACTGCTTATCACACCATCATTCAGTTGTTGTTTTAGATAGAGTTAGTTCTTCGCCTTGGATATGTAAAATAGGTGGTGAATTTTATACAGGAACATACATGTTTACCGTAGATTATACTGAAAACAGTATTGCTGATGATTCAGCACAGCATAAACAAAGTCATGTGCTATACTTAACTGACGCAGGTGAATACACAGGAAATTTTGTAGCTTTACCTAATAATAGAGTGAGAGCAACAAATCCTGCTTTATGGCGAGTCGGAGAAGGTGCTCCAGACTTTTCGCCTAGTCAATGGATTCACACAGCAGAAAAACATGAGAGTTATATAGATCCAAATATAACATTTGATAATTTGTATAACCAAGAGGATAATAAATAATGGCATTATCAGGTAGCACAAATTTTGAACCCAATGTAACAGAGTTTATTGAAGAAGCATATGAAAGGTGTGGAGCTGAACTTAGAACAGGATATGATCTAAAAACAGCAATACGTAGCGTAAATCTAATGCTTGCTGAATGGGCTAATAGAGGTCTAAATCAATGGACTATTGAACAAGCTACACAAACTGTTACAGAGGGCACCTCAAGCTATTCTTTAAATTCTAATGTCATAGATGTTTTAGACGTTGTTCTACGTAGAACAGTAAATCAAACACAAACAGATATAAGCATGAATCGTATCAGTAGAAGCGAATATATCAACATTCCTAATAAAACTACAAAAGCAAGACCATCACAATTCTTTTTTGATAAACTTAATACACCAGCACTTCAAATATGGCCTGCACCCGAAAATAGTACAGATGTATTAGTATTCAATAAGCTTGTGCGTATGGATGATGCTGATAAAGCTACTAATACTATGGATATGCCATTTAGATTTTATCCATGTTTTGTTGCTGGTTTAGCATATTATTTATCACAAAAAAAGAATCCACAACTTACACCTCAACTTAAATCTTTATATGAGGAAGAGTTTAGAAGAGCAGCTGACCAGGATGAAGATAGAGCTTCATTTAGGGTCAGACCAGATATAAGGATGAATTAGGATGGCATATGCACTAGGTAAATTTGCTAGAGCTTTATGTGATAGATGTGGTTTTGAATATAAATTAAACGAACTCAAAGAAGAGTGGAATGGCTTAAAAACCTGTCCAGAGTGTTATGAATCAAAACATCCTCAATTAGAACCACTTACAGCTACAGCAGATCCAGAGGCTTTGTATAGACCGCGACCAAACAACGATGCGGAAGAGGGTGAAGGTTTTGTTGTTGTCGTACAATCTAATATATTTCAACCTGACTTTTTAAACCCATCCACTTTACCAACGAACTTCACAGTAAGTGAGATGACAGGTGGTGTGGGCGAGGTTACAATAGTTACATGACATTAGCCGAGTTAAAAACATTAATACAAAATTATGTTGAAAACACAGAAACTACTTTTGTAGCTACATTAGATGATTTTATTAAAAATGCTGAAGAAAGAATATTTGAGCTGATACAGTTTGATTACTTTCGTAAAAATGTAACAGGTAGTCTTACTGCTGGTAATACATATTTAACTGCGCCAACAGACTTTCAAATGAGTTTTTCACTTGCTGTAATAGATAGTGATGGCGATTATAAGTATTTAGATAAAAAACATACTACTTTTATGCGTGAATTTAGTGTTGATCCAACAGATACAACGGCAAGAGGACAACCTTTGTATTATGCAGACTTCGATAAAGAGCTATCTACAGCTAGTAATAACGGATCCACATTAATTGTTAGTCCTGTACCAGATGCAAATTACAATGTTGAATTACATTATTTATACAAGCCAAATTCTCTAGTTACAGACACTACAGGTACCTGGATTTCTAATAATGCTAGAAATGCTTTACTTTATGGATCTTTGGTTGAAGCAAATATATTTTTAAAAGGTGAAAGCGACATGCAACAGCAGTACGAGCAACGTTTTTTACTTGAAATTACAAGGCTTAAAAACCTTGCAGAAGCTCGCGGAAGGAGAGATGAATACCGTTACGATTCTTTGAGGACAACGGTATCGTAAAATAAATGAAAAAAATTGAAAGTCTGAAAGGCAAATCAGTTGCCATAGTTGGTATGGGTAAGAGCTGGTTTGATTATAATCTAGCAAAGTCACACGGAGTTCATTTCGATGAAGTATGGGCTATTAATGGTGTAGGCACCGTAATTTATCACGATAGAGTATTTATGATGGATCCTGCATCTAGGTTTTTAGATACTGATGATGCTGGCGGTCAAACTGAAAGTATGGCAGAAATGATACAAGTACATGAAGGTCCTATATACACTTGTGAACTAGATGATAGATGTCCAGGTTTAGTAGAATATCCTATAGAGGAAGTTATCCAAGATCTCAACTGTTATTACCTAAACAATACAGTTGCGTACTCTATAGCGTTTGCATTATGGAACGAAGTAGCTGTTTTAAAAATGTTTGGAATAGATTTTTCATACAAAGGTAATTTACATTTTGCTGAAGCAGGTAGAGGTTGTACTGAGTTTTGGCTAAGTAAATGCATATCAGCAGGCATGCAAGTAGAAGTAGCACATACATCTGGATTACTTGATACTGATGTGCCAGCAGAACAAAAACTCTATG